GCATAATGGGCAGCCGCTTTACCGGCATATTCTGGTTGTATTTCAGTACCTATGGTTTTAAACATCTGACCAGCATTAGCCAAACCGCTCTGTTCATACAGTCCTCTTAGATTTCCTATATCTATATCTTTTTGTTTATTTAATTCGCCTGTATAGGCGGTTTGTTGTGCAGTTACCCCCTCTGTTAGTTGCTTTAACAAATCAGCATACTGACTTGCGTAGTCTTCTGACGTTGTCATAATTACTTCACTCCTTGTTTGGTCTTTACACCAATTTCTATAGATTTTATTGTAAACGGCTGATCAGCATAAGAATTCTCTACTACCAATCTAAGGTGTTCAAAATTGACACCTCTAAAATACCTTTCAGCGGTAATATCAGAATCTCCTCCACCAATTAAACTTGTACCTATAATAAAGGTTGAACCTATTAAATCTCCACCCGCAAATTGATTAACAGGGAACATCTGGCCGCCATTCTTACCAAAATCTAATTCAAAACCGCAACGCATATCCCAATTACCTTCTGCAGCAACAACTAATCGAATAAAGTCGAGTTGTAATTGTGCCTCATCATACTCAGAAATGTTAAAATCTTTTGCACTAAACCATTTGGATTTTCCTACGGACTTGATTGCGGCGTCAATATCCAACTCCGTATCTAAAGCCTTATAAGCATACCCAGTAGCGGCTGATGCAGCTATATAAGGATACTGTTCTGTGGCACTGGTATGCCAATTAGCCATGTGTCCAGCTGGCCAATCATAATAAGCCCATTTAGGTGCTTCTTGGCCAAGAGTACATACATAAACTCTATTATTTAATGTTGCTCCAGAACCATAAGGAACAGACAACATATATTGATTCCTGTCTTCTAACCATAAACTCGTAGCTTGGGTAATTCTTCCTTTAACGATAAGTTTTAAATCTTCTCTAATATCTGCGCTAATCTCTACAGGATAATTCTCTTCGTCCCATAGCCAAACCTTTACACCATCATACCATACGAATCCGTAAGGAGTTCTCTGTATCGATTTGTGTGCACAACAACCAACATCAAATAGTCTTTGTCTTCTAAATGTAGGAGCTGTAACTAAAGTATTAGTCCAATATAAACCGTGAAGACTATGATTCTTCCAAATATAGATGGCCTTCTCACCCTTAGCTATTCCAGTTATAACAGAGCCGTCATTAGGGTCTATTGGCAGCATCCATGTGGTAGTATTCCAAGAATCTGCGTTCTGATAAGCAGAATAGTATAAATAGGATTCATAACTGGAAGCGTTCGCTAACCAAGCAAATCCCCACATACCCAAAGGATACTTAGCTCCTGATGGAGGAGAGGTAACTGCTGTGGCGTTCCCTGATCCATTATATTTTTCAACATTGGTACCATCACAACAAAGTATATAGCCTCCAAAAACAGGGGCAAAATTCCACTGAGTCCCTGCTGCTGTAGCATAGGCGGTCCGGCTAATATCATCCCAAGTCCCATCTAATGAATCCATTCTAAATAGCTTTCCTTGATTACTACCAATTACAGGAATATAAGTTCCTCCAGAAGTTAGAAGTTCTCCCATACCTAAAATGGTATAGGCACCAACAGTGCCATAAGGATCGGGAAATAAAGATAATCCTTTTCTCTTTTTAACTAATCCAGGAAACCCTAAATCAATATTCTTGGCATCAGTTAGTTTATTAACTGGCATACCTAATTCATAGTTGCCAGTAACAGAGTAACCGCCGTCTAAGTTTATTTTTATACTTGTCTTCATCTCTGTCTGGTGTCTCCAGTACGAATATTCCACCCAGGAGTTCTAATCCCCTTAGTATAATCTTCATAGGTATTTCTTATTACTGTATTGAGCCAGTGCATTGCATCTTTGTATTCTAGTGTCTTTTTAATAACATCATCATTCTCTACTAAAGCTCTTGCATGAGCCAGCATAATAACGGCCTCTGCTAAATCGGCATCAGTAATATCGGGATCCTCAGTGCTTTCTGTAGCTAAAGCAGTAATAGCCTTCTCACCATAGGCAGTAATAGCAATAGTTTTACCTGTATTAAGTGTTGGCCAAAATAATATAGTTGGTACCCCAGAAGACTCGCTGTACCAACACCACCTAGAAATAACATCACTGGTAGAATCTAATTTTCTATCGCTATCCAAAAGCAAATCCAGGTCAGTCTTCTTAATATCTATTCCGTTAGTAGTATCAATCACCCTCTTAATTGTCTTTAACGTACTATCTATAGTTGTTAATGTTTGCACTGCTGTAGTAGGGGTAACATTAAAAGAACTTGATATGACAGTCTTAAACGGCCACGGGTAAGCATACCAAACCATTCTCCTAGCAAAATTAACACAATAAGTTAGTTGTGTACCGGCATCACCTGTAGCAGGAACGCCTTTCTTTGCCACCCTATCTTTATATTGAGCCAATGTATAAGCCATTTATTATTTCCCCCTTACTAATCCTAAAGAAGCCAATTTGGTCTCTTCTGAACAAGTATTAAATATTTTATTAAATGCATAATCCCAATGTTTACCTAGTTTATCGAAGTTATAATTCTTAGTATCTTCGTAAGCTGCGGCACCTAATTTATGTCTAACAGAAACATCTTTAATAAGTTTTGTTAGGTAATGCTTCCAATCTTTATAATTCCTAACCAGGTAGCCAGTCTCTCCATGTTTAACGGTATCATAATAAGCATGGTCTGGCTCACCGCTAAATACTCCTGGTATCCTAAAATAGCCATACTCGAAATACTTAATATTAGATTTATACTTATTAAAAGGGTCTCCGGAATGTAAAGGAGCAATACCTATATCAAACCGCTGCTCTTTTACAGAGTCTACAAACTTCCTAAAAGACCGGTCTGGAGGTAACAATACTACCTGAGGATGCTCGTTTAGTAAAGGAAAATAACTTTGTCCCATAAGATAAAGTCTGACCTTCGGGTTCTCTGCCATCACCTCAACTAATATATCCTGCACAGATTTTAAATCATTTATATGAGTAGAACTTCCCCAATATATTATATTTACTGTGTCAGCATCTGCCCGCATATCCTGGGGCTCCCAATAGTCCTCCCAAGCCATGTTAGGGCAATATAATACGTTGTCATTCCTGGAACTATAATAATCTTGCAAAGTCCTGGTAGACACCGTTACAGCATCTGCGTACTTAATGGCAATATTAATATAATGCTTTTGATTATCATAATCTGAATGGTCTCTGTAGAATAACATCTGATTGATGTCTTGAACATTATCATAGTTATCATCCAAATCTACTATAATCCTCTTTTGAGTTTTCAATACTCTGGAAAAATAATCTCTACTACCCATCAAAGACGCTATGGCATACGGTTTATCTAAATGATGGATAATTAGTGTATCATATTTATGCCATAAATGAGTCACAAAGTTTATTAAATTAATATCATCAGAAACAGTTAAATCTTTAACCCACCCAGCTGTGGTATCTGGGGCGCAGGTAATATCATACTTGTCTTTTAGATACTCACCAGGAACAATGGACCTATAAAAACCGCAACCTCTATAAGTTATATCACCTATATTGGTAGAGCTATATACAGATAGTATTCTATTATTTAACTGTGTCATCTAAAAACTCATTAGGGTTCCAACCCTTCACTGCACAAACATGTTCTGTCTCTCTGCGCACATCAGATAGTTCTGGTGTATAGGGTTTGACAGACTTCATATGATATGGTATAATAGCCTTGACACTTCTAATTAATTGATGCCCGGCACCACCGCAAATACAAAACACCTCTTTAGGATGCTCTGCCATTGGATGTTCGTCTTCAAACTCTACCCCGCATCTTTTACATCTATAATCATATTTTGCCATAATATCGGGGGCAGGGGTTCCGAAGAACCCCCACCCATTAATCTCCTTATGCTCCTCCGTAGGAACAAAGTGAAACGCCGAAAGCTGAGTTCAGTACCTGAGTACCAAAGGTCATCTTCCAACCGTAGCTATAGTACATCCCTAATGCGGAAAGCTTATCATTGAAGATAACTTTCGGGCTAATTAGATCAATACAACCCACAGCTTCTGCGCCCATAACAGGCGTATAGTGAGCCACACCAGTGTCATAGTCTACTGTCCCGCCTGTACCGGTTCTATAAGTCTCTGTAGACTCAAGAATCCTAATACCCATCCACTTACCTATTTCTCCATTATACAGTTCTTGAGAACCTGCATACTGTTTAGAAAGAACAAAGGTGCTATCTTTCATAAGCAAATAAGACTGCTGTGGATTAACTATTGCAACCCAACCACCATCAGCCATACGGTAAGCTTTCGCTTTCTTAAGTGTGCGGACTGCTTGTGACAATTCCTCACAACTTAAAGTATCTGAGGTAGCTAAATCACTCAACGCCACATCATTAACTCTCTGGGCGGTTAAACCTGTTCCCATAATAGTCAAGATTAAGCGATTTCTGGTTTCTGCAGCCTGTTGTGCAAATAACATTGTCTTTCCGGAAATATCCGGATCGATTGATACAGTGCTAACATAGCTCGAAATGTGGGCCAGATCTCCATATTCATACACAGTGCAGGTTACAGCTGTATCAGACAGGATCTTTCCGTTAGGATCAGTTCCTTCTGTTAATGCAGTTGTAGCTGGTGCAAGAGCTGTGTACCGCGTAAAACTTACTGTCTTACCGTTATTTAGTGGCAGAGGTTTCTTCTGACACACTTGTTCGGCAACGATAGTAGCTTTAGCGACTTTCAAAAACAGTTTATCATAATAAGTCTGTACAGAATCTGCTAGACTTGTTGTATCTGTTTGATGCGCTACTGACATTTAAATTCCCTTCCTTATTTTGCTGCCTAGGCTCTGGGTTCAGCATGGGGCAAGAAAGCCTCCAATTCCTCAACTGTCATATCCTTTATGTCCTTCTGAGGGGCCGGCGGTACGACTGCGTCGTCCGCTGGAGCCAAAACTGGTTTTGCTGCTTGCCTGAGTGCTTCTTCCTGTCCCCGTTTAAATTCAGTCGCTTTAAAATAGTCTACCCGATTAGCAATCGCATTAGAATAGGCAATCGATACCGCTTTGTCTACCTGCCCTATACCCGCTATAGCCATAATCATTTGGTCGCTAGTTAGTGCTTTTGCCACTTCATTAGCAACTTCTTTAAAATATGGTTTTTTCGGGTCTCTTTCGGCTAGTAATAAAGCCATTCGTACTTTATCCCTATCTACCTGCTGAACTGCTGGTTTCGGAGCTACTTGCTGATCAGGGATTGGTGCAGTGTCGTCGAAAAGTACCTTCATAAAGTCATCATCCTCTACGGGTTTTCCGGCTAACTCTGATTCCAACCGTTCCTTATCTGCTTTCGTCTGTTGGTAAGTAGTCTGCAATTCTTTATAAGACTTTTCAGCCTCAGCCAAACTGCCATACTCCCTACCATTAAAGACCACCTTATCTGAACTTTTCCCTACTGGGGTCGAAGAAACTTCGCCTTCAGACTTCTGGGAGGTCGCGCCATCTACAGGGAGTACCTCTTGGGGGAGGGTCCCTTCCGGTTTGAGTTCTTCCGTCATCTGTTTTTCACCGCCTTCTTTCTACCTTTAGGTAGTTATTTTAATTCAACAGCCTCGTCCTGTAAGGTCTTGGCCGCCGATTTACCACAATCAATTCGTCTATGTATATCAACTAATAAATCTTCGATAGCTCTTTTAGCTTCAAGGGCTTTAATACGTTTATCGTCATTCAATGTTCTATTATTGGATCTTCTATTATGCTTCTCTATGTGCTCATTAATAATCTTTAATAATTCTATCCAGCCATCTGAATTTATTAGATCTTGCAGCCATGTTTTAGAATACACTCTTTTAGTTAATTCTTGGATCCTTAATTGGGCTGTACTCATTGGGGGATACCTCCAGTTATTTCTGGTCTATACTGATTAACAGTTTGCGCTAAAGGTATACCGGCTCCGGAAGGGCCTCCTACTGATGTTTGTTCTTCTCCTGGTTGGGCTGCCTGAGGTTCTTGAGCTGCGGATGGTTTAATAAATCTATTTGGATCTAAACCTGCAACTTCAAACGCCATATTAATCATTTCCATTAAATCTACATTCATTCCTACTTTGGCGGCAACAGGTACAACTTGGGTAAGTAGATACATTAAGTTTTGCTGCATACCTTCCTTGCTCATAGCATCTATACCTAAAGTAGCCTCGAAGTCCATATCTAAAGGTAAAGACTTCCAACTAATAGTTACTTTAGGATTTCCTGTCATTTGCATCCAGACTTCATCTTTCATGCAAGCTATCATTAGCCATACGCAGCGTTTTACCATCTCTGTTAAACCAAGATCATCCATCATAAACAAATCAAAAGCATGGCGTTCATTAGAAGCGTTCTTAGCTCCAATATAAACATTAGCCTTCATATTGTTTATTGCAGAGTTCATTCCCATGGAGGTACTTATTCTGGAAGCACCGGAATCTTCCTCTATGCCTCTTTGTAGCTCTGTCCTTAACAGGAATACTTCTGGAGGCAGTGTTGGCTTATTAAATTCTTGTATATCTGCATGAATAATTGACCACGGTTGATATGGAAGAACGTCACCATTATACTCACCATTAGGATCTTTAAACATTGGAGAAGAGTTCTGAAAAGTAACATCATTTATCATATTACATATAATATCTAGCCATTCTTGCTTGGCTCTACATACCTGTGGCGTACCTCTTCCGTAGAATTTTCTTGGGGGTTTGTTTGTGGCCATACAAAAGAATGGGTGTCTTCCATACGGATTATTATTCGGACCTTCCCAAACTAGAACAGGCTTGCCGCCCAAAGCTAAAACATATCGTTTACTATCATCGGGTGACCAACACTCTACACACTCCACCAAATCTTCGTCTCTGGGAATAGCCTCACCCTCTAGCTTTTCAAAAGGAATAGAGTTCCCTGTTTGGGGTGCGTTCTTGGCTATCTTTTGTTTAGTTACTTTCGTAATATTCTTATATATAGGCTTATCACTTGAATCTTTTGATTTAAGTTGTGCATACGGCATTATAAATCTGTGATACTTCCAAAATCCAGTCAACTTATGGGCTGCTGGCTCAATCCTAAAATTCTCTTTAACATCTACACACTGAACAATAGGACCACTATATACTAGAAGTCTTTTTGTTTTCTTTTTTCCATCTTCAACTATAGCCACATCTCGGTAAATATCTCTCCATATAACCTTACCTATAGCTGTACCATAAACCCTACGTTGATAAAGCATATCTACAATCTCTGAAGTGAAGTCTGGCATCTTAGTAAATAAAACACCGATAGCTTTGTCTGCTTCTTTGGCACCTGGATAGTCTTTATAGTCTACCCCAGCTATCTTAGCAAAAGGTTTCCTAACAAAAAGGGAAACAATATCCTTAGCAACTAAAGCTCTTATAGCATTTTCTGTATCTGTCTGAATTACCTGCGATAAAGTTTTAAAAGAACTATACTGTTTTGATATAGATACATCCTCAGCGTAATTAAACTCTTGACGTTTATTAGTATCAAACCACGTACAAGCAGCTTGCCAACCGGCTGCCAGCCATTCTGCAGTAGACTTATCTCTCATCTCGCTCTTATCTTCTACTGGTTGGTCTATGACATCACTTTCTATCCTAGCCACGTCGGCAGCTAAAACGGGTTTCTTTTTCTTTGACATTTATTGTCTCCTTATGGGATTATAATTTTGTAACATTTTAAAAGGGCCATTTACTTTCTGTGTTGGTGGAAGTCTTAAATTTCTATTTACTCCTTGTAGAGCATCATCCAAAACAAAACTAACCATGTCCATCAAATCATCATTCTTACTATGCGGAAAATCTCTAAACTCTTCGAGTAAATCAAGGCACTCTGGGTTAATAGCAATCTTCTTCGCTTTGAATAAAGATTTTAGTGCCTTGATTCTTATATCTTTAGAATTATGTGGAGTCTTTATCTCTACAATTTTAAAGAATTGCTTCTTCTCGTTACGTTTATCTTTTATCCATTTCGACAGTATCTGGATTCCATTGGCCTCAATAGCCACTAGACTCGGTTTCAATGCCAGCCTCATAGCAAACACTTGATCTACCAGCTGGTGCGGTTCCATCTTCTCTCTTAAAGCAATATCAATCTTTAAGGTGCCGTCTTCTGTGTAGCCAAGAAAGCCAAATGCACTATAATCAGATCTACAAGATGTTGAGTATGCTGGATCTAATAATAGCATGGATCTAACCATCTTCTTTTCTTTATACTTTTCCCACATATCTTTAGAAGCATACTCTAGGTCTTCCTGCGAAAACTCAGAGTTTAGGCTCTCTTCAGGATTACATAGATTCTGGCAACTAAACACATATCTAGACATGGTAGGCTGGTTCCACTTCTGAATCAATAGCTCCAAAGATACTTTCGGAAATGAAATCCTTGAATTTTCAAAAGTACCAAACCCAGGAACTTCTATAGTTGTTCCATTCTCGCAAGGTTCAATGGCAGATCTTACATAGATCGCCCAGTAGTCGTTCTCAATCAACCTCTTCCTATGAATAGTTCCAAAGGGTAAATCAGTTACTGACCTAGTTATTGTGTTATAAATATCCTCTCTGACCCAATAAGTACCTAAAACTACCTGTCTAGTACCAACCATACCTAGGTTGACCAATTCTGTGAAAACCTCTTTAGCATTACCTAACTGGTGGTCTGTCCTAGTATTCAATTCTGAGTGCAGATCGTCAGCAATAATAAGATCAGGATGGAATCCTGTTAAACCGGAACTTGACTCTAAAGAGCCACACATGATGGTATGGGACTTATCTGCTATGGTTCTGCCTTTAACCCTTATAGCATCTTCCCGCCAAACAGTTGTATCTCTAATATCACCATACACAGCTTTAAAAGACTCCGACTCTATATGGTCTTTAAGGCCTTTCAGGTAAGAGATGGCTTTTTGCTTAGTCTCCAAAATATACAAGATCCTAATGTTAGGATTGTTAAGTATACGCCAGATCATATAAGACTCAACCATCTCAGTCTTCATAGATCCACGAGGCATGATCACCAAGGTATGTTTTTTGCCTTCGACCAGTAAATTCATCAATTCGCCGTAATGTTCTCTAGTTATGTCTTTATGGCCTAAAATTGATATATTTAGGTATTCTATGTCACTTTTACCTAAATCTGCTTTAGAGGACCTCACCAAGTCCTCAAGCTCTTTATAGGTAACTTTATCGTAATTAGTTTTGTTCATTGGTCCCATTGGGTCCATTGGGTCCATTGGATAGTTTTCGTATACTTAATAGTTCATCAATGAGTTTGTTCTTCTCTTCTGGAGATCTATCTTCTGTTTCAGTCTCGCTTGCCCTAACACCAAGTAATTTGCTGCTTTGTGTGGTTCCCAGTGCTTTTGCCATAGACATGGCCGCCGGAGTAGGGAACCCCTCGTCATTCCTCTGCTTCAAAGTGGCTACTATAACATCATGGGCTAAATTGATCTGTTCCTGTATCTTATCTCTATTAGAAGTAGCCAATTCGTGAGCCAAACTAGCATATTCAGTTGAGCGTCTATGCTTACTTACGGTCATATGGTTCACGCCCAACATTTCCGCTACCTTTCTATCAGATAGTGTTGGATTTGCTTGTTTTATGCTAAATATCTTAGATGTTAAAGTAGGATCTTTTTGCCTCATGTTTAAAATATTTCTCCTATAGAGTCGGATTTGGTCGTATTTGGTCGGATTTGGTCACTTTTAGCTTAGTTATACGGTTGTATACTAGCCAAACTGTACTAAAATAAACCTGAGCACTCCTAAAAAAAGTTGTAAAGTATACATTCGTGGTTGTGTGCACTACACCCATACGAGGAATCCTTAATTTCCCTCCCACCCCCCTTCTCTTAGGTTAACATAGGTTAACATAGGGTAACATAAGGGTATCTAGTGTACTCTAGTGTAATCTAGTGTACTCTAGTAGTATCCAGCTCGGTGGCGGGTGATCACTACTCCTAAGCACTCCTAAGCACTCAAGCGCACTACTGTGCCTTATTGTATCCTATTGTACCCTACTGCTTACTCTTCCTGTCTCTTATTAAGCCATGTTAGCCGATAAGGAATGAATAATAAGCCTTATATCTTACTTGATAGGC